ATGAACAAAATTGAAGCGTTACGCAGAAAACGAAATCTAACTCAAGAACAACTTGGAACATTGCTTTCTGTTAACCAGACAGCAGTATCCAAATGGGAGAACGGGCAATACCCAATGGCAAACAAGCTACCAGAAATCGCGAAAGTTTTAGGCTGCACGATCGACGAGTTATTCGAGCGGGAGGATGAGGCTGCGCGCGAGGGGGAAGGATGAACGAGACGGATGAAAAGCTGGAAAGGTTAGCGATTCGGTATTGGACGATGGCGTCGATTCCGGCAGGGGCGCGGAAAGGTTACGTCAAGGGCTATTTAGACGGGGTTCTGGATGCTTTAAACGCGGCGGGGAGGACGGACGTTCTGCTTACTGCTAAGCATGAGAAAGGGGAAGGGTGAGCGTGTTCGACGGTTTCGCTGAATGGTTTTCGGATCGATGGGAAGGGATAAAGGAAGCGGTCAGCGATTTTTATTACGACATGGCGAATATGGACGCTTTGGATAAACGGGAGTTATTGGGTTGGATCGGGATTATTCTGTCGGTTCTGGCTCTGGTCCTGAAACGGTTGGGGTTATGACGTCAACGGTTTCCGGGGTTCCGAAAGGATTCGAGGGATTTCAGGCAATCGGGGTTGAGTTTCCGCTTTTTGATTTTGAAGGTCTGGTTGTTGGCGAGCTGCAAGGCTATGTCGAATCGAAGGGCTTCGGACGGAACGGCGGAGGCAAGGATTTTATCGTCGACGCGGATCATGAAGCGGAAGCTCATGCCGGGATGGATCGGGACGGGGAGTCCGTCGTAAGTCCAATCCCGGTACTCTCCGGGGACCGGGATGCAGCCGGATTCAAAGACAACGCCGGTTTTTCGTTCGGTGATGAAGAAGCGGCCGGCGTAGATGGTGACCTGGCAGGCGTTGACGACCTGGAGGACGAAATGGGGGAGTCCGCTGTTGGCGGATTGATGGCTCATGAAGATTTTGGCGTGAAAGCGTTTATCCAATCGGGCGACGACGGTGTTGTAGGCGGAGAGTCCGAGCGCGAGGGTGGCGACGATTTCGCTGTAGCCGATCGAGGCGGAGAGGTTTTTCAAGGCGGATAGGAATTCAGGTTTCATAAGGTTATTGTAACGGAGGCGCAAGGAAGATGAACAAGAAAGATTTTGGAATTCGTCCGTCTTTCAGGCTTGTTTTGGATTGTTTGAAATTCGGGGAATATGGCGTGCTGTCGGTTATCGGAAAATCGGCGGCAGATCAGGCAATTTCGATCGAAAGACGAAGCGAAAGCGGGGAGATTATCGAGCTGGAGCTTTCTTTCTCGGAGGCTTCGCGGCTTCACAACGTTTTATCAACGGCGATAAATCGGATCAAATCCGGGAAATATGACTTTATTGAATCCGGGCTTTTATTGGTCGAGGATCAGGAGGACGAGGAATGAAGAAAACAGAGACAAGCGTCGAAAACCAACGTTTTCGACATTCGACGCGGCGTCTTGAGAACGCAGCGTCTTCAAAGTTAGCGGACTTGGTCGAGAGTCTGGAAGCGTTTGAGGAGCTGAACGAGAAGGTTCTCGCGGCGATCGAAGGGGAAGAGGACGAGGTATTTATTCGAATTCGGAGACGGCTCAAGGGGGCGCGGATGTATATCCGGGACGGGATGTTTCTTGCGCGTCGGGCGGCGGCGGAAGCCGCGGCAGGGATGGAAATTGAAACGAGAGGAGAGCAGGGATGAAGATTGGGATGATCGCGCGGCGAACGAAGGACGGGTTTGAAGAGGCGAAGCCGATCGAGGCGACGATGAGCGCTGCGGAAGAGGCGGAAGCGGAGGGCTGGATTATCGAGCAGGCTGTCCGGGTTTTCGCGCCGTTATACGAGGCGCGGCTCCGATACGAGGCGCTTACGGGGGAATCGGCGACGATTCCGGAGGATTTGGAGGCGCTATGATCGGGCGGGTTATCCGCTGGGGCGGTCTGGACTGGGTCGGGTTCCGGGAGGTCGATCGCGGGGCGTTTTTCTTATCGGTCGCGGCGCTTTTTCCGGCGCCGTTCGACGCGGGGCGCGGGGTCGGTTTTTTCGGGTCAAGTTTATTCCGGCAGATGCATGAGGATTTCCTGCCGGGTTTGAAGCGGCGGGCGGCGAGCGAGGACGGTTCGGGGTTTCGGGTTCGGGAGTTCCTGATGACGGACGGCGCAGGGGGCCGGGCGGAGGCGACGGTCGGGCTGATGAGCTGGGAGGGGGTCCGGCGTCGGAGCGATTTTATTCCGCCGGTGGATTGCTGGTGGTGGACGCGGTCGATTTCGGAAGGGGCGCGCGGGACCGGGATTCGGGCGGCGGCGAGCGACGGGAAGACGTTCGGGTATTTCGATTCGTCGGAGGCGTCGGAGGTCTGGGTTCGGCCGATGATTTGTCTGGTTGAGAAGGGTTTGAAATGAGGCTGCGAATGGTTGAGCTAAAGGATATGGCGGTTCGGGAAGGCACGAAGGAGAGCTGGACGCGGGAAGCGTACGACGAGGGGTTTTTCTTCGGGTTTTTGAGCTGCGCGGGGCTGACGATCGGGATTTTTGTCCTGATCCGTTTGGGCGGATGGGTTTTCGGGTGTTTTTGAGGAGAAACGGCAGCGCCGCGGGTCAGATTGGGGTCTTGTCCGCGGCGTTCGTTTCCGGAATCTTGCGATTCGTTCTTTTATTGTAACGCGAATAAGGAGTTTTGAGATGGGAAGGTCGTTAAAGGTTTATCGGACGGTCAGGGCGGACGAGGCGGAGAGCCGGGTCCGGCGCGGTTATCAGCTGGTCCGGCGCTGGGAAGGGGTTTCGAAGGCGGCGCGCGAGGGGTTCGGCGGGCGCGAATATGACGAGGCGGCGGAATTCGTTCACGCGGTCCGGGCGGCTTTGGAGCGGGCGCGGCTGGATCAGGCGATTTCGGAGGGCGACTGGGAGATTTTAGGGATGGGGAAGGAGCTGACGGCTCAGTATTCGATTCATTTATCGCTGCGCACGACGGGTTGGGCGTTCGGGAAGCGCCTGACGCGCGAGGAAAAGGCGGCGCTGAATCGCGAGACGATCGAGCAGGATCAGGCGCTGATCCGGATGACGCGGAATTTTTATCAGCGGATGACGTTAGCGCGGCTGCGCGAGAGGTACGAGGACGGGGACGAATCTGGGTTTTCCGAGGGAGCGTTCGCCTGAGGCGACGGGGAATATGTTAATCAGGAAGGGCGCTTTGAGTTAAGCGCTTTTCCTTTTGCGGTTGCTTCTATATATATAGAAGCGAGGGCCGGCTTGCCCCGGGCAAGGCTCGCCCTCACGGCTCAAAGGCCGTGAAGGCTTCCCGCGATCGTTGTCTCGGGACAGGTCGACCGACTGTAAGGAGAATTTTAGCCGGCTTGCCCCGGGCAAGGCTCGCCCCTGCCGCCAACCCGGCAGAGACTGCGCCTCGGAAAGTTGAGCTTTCCGAGGCTTGTAATAAGTATTAGCGAATCGACGGTGAAGGTATCATGAAGCGATGGCGGGCGGAGTTTGAGGCGATTTTCGATACGGAGGTTTACGAGGCGAGTCCGGAGGTTCTGGGTCGGGTCCGGCCGGGGGTGCTTCGATACCGAACGAAGACGACGAAGAGCGGGGAGATGCTGGAGAGCGAGGTTTTTCCGATCTGGGAGACGGGGGCGGAGGCGAAGCGGGCGCGGAAGGCGGTTACGCGCGAGGCGCAGCGGCGGCTCAACGATCGGAACGCGGTTCGGAAGCTGGTTCGGCTGGTCAGCTGCAACTTCGGGCGCGAGGATCTGATGGTGACGCTGACGTACGGGGACGAACGGATACCGGGCTTTCGGGAGGTTCAGCGGGACGTTCGGAATTTTCTCCGGCGGATGAAAGATCGTCGGGCGAAGACGGGGCTGGGCGAGCTGAAATATATTTATTCGGTCGAGGGTTTCCGGCATGAGGCGGGAGACGAACCTGAGCAGGCGGAGCTTCCGGGGGTTTTCGATCAGGCAGCGGAGATTATCGAGCGGAAGGGCGGGGTCTCGCCGCGGCCGCATGTTCACATGATTCTGAGCGGCGGGTTGGATCGGGACGTGATTGAAGGGCTCTGGGGGCGGGGCTGGGCGAACTGCAAGCGTTTGCAGCCGGATCGGTATACGGGGCTTGAGGCGGTTTCGCGGTACATGGTCAAGTCATGGAGGGGTTCGGCTTTGAGCGATGAGGCGGAACGGACGGAAGGGTATCCGGGAAAACGCTGGTACGGATCGCGGAATCTGACGAAGCCGAAGGTTACGGTTTCGGACTGGCGGATGAGCCGGGGGCGGGTCGCGAAGGCGGTCGAAGAGATTGCGGACATGCCGGGGACGATTTTCAATCAGGCCTATCCGGGGTATGAGCTGGTCGATATTCAGGTCAAGAGCAGCGAGTTTGTCAGCGGGGTTTATATTTACGCGCGGATGAGGAAAATCAAGCCGGACACGGTTCGGAGATGTTGAGATTTAGGAGGGATATGGAGCTGAATCAGGAACAAAAAGAATTGGCGGAAGCGATGGCGGGGATTGTCGCCGGGAAGACGGCGGCAGAGCTGGTCGGGCTGACGCTGCCGATTTCGGGACGGGTGAATTATTTTCGGGCGGCCGAGACGCTGCTTTATAACTACAAGTCGCTTGCGGCGCTGCTTCGGGATCGGTCGGGGTACATTGCGCAGGAGCTGCCGGGGAGATCGGCAGGGATTATTCTCAACGCGGGGCAGGGTCAGGGCGCGTCGATCGACGAGATGATCGGCGATCGCGAGGCGGAGCGGGCGCGGCTGTATGAATTGACGGCGGCGCGGTTTGATCAGGTGGATCGCGTGGTTCAGTTGTTCAACGATCGGCCGGAGTTTAAGGCGCTGCGGATGTATTACTTCGGGGAAAACGAAGCGGGTCAGGACCGCGGGGTTCATGCGGAGCGGTACACGTGGGAGGAGATCGGGGACTTGCTGGGGCGTGACCCGAAGACGCTGAGGCGATGGCGGAATCGGATCGTGAAGGATATGGCGGTTTGCTGGTTCGGTGTGGTCGCCGCGGTCAGCAGCGCGGTGGAGGCTGATTAAATGCCCGAAATGCGCCCGTTTCGCGCCCTTGACGGGGCCTTTTGCGGGTGGTAGGATTTGTACAGTGAAATTTTTATCAAGACCGCCGAGGTTTCTTCGGCGGTCTTTTTGTTGGGCGAGCGAGCTCGGGATGGAGCGTGACGGTTGAAGGCATGGGCGGAATGGTTTTATAAGGGGGCGGCGTGGAAGGGGACGCGTGCGGCTTATCTTGCCAGCGTGGGCTGGCTGTGCGAACGCTGCGCTGCACGCGGGGAGGTGGTGGCTGCGGAGGTTGTGCATCATCGGGTGTATCTGACGCGAGCAAATATTCATGACGCTGCGATCGCGTTAGGCTGGGGAAATCTTGAGGCGCTGTGTCAGGCGTGTCATAACCGCGAGCATTTCGGCGGAGCTGACGCTGCGGTTGGGTATCGAATCGGGGCGGACGGGCGGCTGCGTGAGTCCCCCCATGCGGATGGATGCGAACGGGGAATTGCGACCGGTGGGGGAGGTTAAAAAAACTCCGCGCGTGTGCGCATAAGGCGTGTACATGAAGGGGGTGGGGGGAGAGGCGGGAAATACCGCTCTCTTTTTTTAGTTTTCCAGACTTAGCGAAAGGAGGCGCGACGAATGGCGACAAAGGACGAGATCGAGGTATCAGGCAGGATTAGCGAGCCGACGAAGGCGGAGCTTATCCGGAAGGAGACGAACCGGCTCAAGCGGGTTTTTCGGGACTTGGATAAAAACAAGATGACGACGGTTTTGAGTTTGATCGAATCGGCTGCGTTCATGATCGTTTCGCTTCGCGAGCTGGAAGAGATTATCAACGAGCAGGGGTATACGGATACGTATCAAAACGGCGAGAATCAGTACGGAACGAAGCAGTCGGAGGCGGTCAAGACGCATTTAGCGATGACAAAGAATTTATCGACGGTCGTTAAGCAGCTTACGGAGCTGGTTCCGCTGGAACGGAAGAAGGCCAGCCGTCTTCAAATTCTTCGCAGCGAGGGTTGACGCGGGGACGTCGCAACGATCACGGTAAAAGGCTCAGTTTACGGCGGATTTCGCGCCGCCCAAGGACGCGGGAAACGAAGGGCGATCCGAATTCCGGAGACGGACCCCGGCGGATCGATCGTGAGGTTATCGTGAGATCGGTGGATTATTTTGGCGAGGGTTGACGCGGGGACGTTACAACGGTCACGGTAAAAGGCTCAGTTTACGGCGGATTTCGCGCCGCCCAGGAACGCGGGAAACGAAGGGGACCGCCCAAATCGATCGTGAGGTTATCGTGAGATCGGCGGATTATTTCGGCGAGGGTTGACGCGGGGACGTTACAACGATCACGGTAAAAGGTTCAATTTACGGCGGATTTCGCACCGTCCAGGGACGCGGAAAACGAAGGGCGATCCGAATTCCGGAGACGGCCCCCGGCGGATCGATCGTGAGGTTATCGTCAGGTCGGGCGATCAACCGGGAAGATTTTGGCCGGCAGGGAACGGAACGAGTTTTAAGATTTTCAAGGAGGCGATTGCCCTCACCTTCGGTTAAGGTGAGGACTACGCCGCTATCCTACAGGGAAAGGATGCGGCTTGTGGCATGGGAAAGGGTTCGGGGCAGAACTGGATCGCCGAGTATTGCGCCGCGATCGAGGCAGGGACGGTTACCGTCGGGGACTGGGTTCGGCGGCTTTACGCGGTTTTAAGCGAGGGTATCGCTTCCCGCCGGTATTTTTACGACGCGAGAAAGGCGGAGCGGGCGATTCGGTTTATTGAGGAGTTCTGCCATCACTGCGAGGGTCGGGACGATTTAATTCGGCTGGAGCTATGGCAGAAGGCGATGGTCGCGGTTATTTTCGGGATCGTCGACGCGGACGGGTTCCGAATCTGGCGCGAGGTTTTTATCGTTATTGGGCGGAAGAACGGCAAGACGCTTTTAGCTGCGGCGATGATCGCGTATCTGGCGTATATCGACGGGGAATACGGGGCAAAGATTTACTGCTTAGCGCCGAAGCTGGATCAGGCAATGATTGTTTACGATAATTTTTATCAGATGATCCTCAAGGAGCCGGAGTTATCGGACGTTACGAAAAAACGGCGGTCGGATATTTATATCTCGGAGACGAACACGGCGATTAAGCCGCTGGCGTTTTCGGCGAAGAAGTCGGACGGGTTTAATCCGCACGCGGTGATCAACGACGAGCTGGGGAGCTGGGTCGGCGACGCGGGATTGAAGCAGTACGACGTGATGAAATCGGCGCAGGGCGCGCGGAGGCAGCCGCTGATCATTTCGATCACGACGGCGGGGTACGTTCACGACGGGATTTACGACGAGCTGCTGACGCGGTCGACAGCGTTCCTGAAAGGGCACAGCGCGGAATCAAGGCTCTGCCCGTTTCTTTACCTGATCGACGATCCGGGAAAATGGCGCGATTTGCGCGAATTGAGGAAGTCGAATCCGAACATGGGGGTCAGCGTCAGCGCGGATTATTACCGCGAGGAGATCGCGATCGCGGAGAAAAATATATCAAAACGGCGCGAATTTCTGACGAAATACTGCAATATCAAGCAAAATTCGTCGATGGCGTGGCTGGATTTTTCGGAGGTTATGGCCGCGGTCCGGGGCGCGGAGGGTTTGACGCTTGCGGATTTTCGCGGCTGCTACGCGGTCGGCGGGGTCGATCTTTCGCAGACGGTCGATCTGACGGCGGCGTCGGTTGTGATCCGGCGGGACGGGACGGACTACGTTTTTACGCGGTTTTTCATGCCGGCGGAACGGTTGGAAAAGGCGATCGCGACGGACCGGGTTCCGTATGACGTTTATGTTCAGCGGGGTTTCATCACGCTGTCAGGCGAGCATTGCGTCGATTATCGCTACGTTTATCGGTTTTTCGTCGATCTGCTGCGCGAGCATGAGATTTACACGCTGAAAATCGGGTACGACCGTTACAGTTCGGCGTACCTGGTCAACGATCTTAAGGAGTTCGGTTTCCATACGGACGACGTTTACCAGGGATATAACCTTTCGGGCGTACTGGACGAGTTCGAAGGAGAGTTAAAGAACGGGAAGGTTAAGATCATCGGCGATAATCAGCTTCTGGCGGCGCATTTCCTGAACGTGGCGCTCAAGGAGGACAGCGAAACGCGGAAAAAGAAGCCGGTCAAGATCGAGCAGCGGGCGCGGATCGATGGGTTCATGAGCGTTATCGACGCGTGGACGGTAAGGCAAAAGTATTATCCGGAGATCGGGGCGCTGATTGAGAATTGATTCACACAGGGCGTGTGCGATCCGGCGCCTTAACAGCCGACACGGATCAGTCTGTATTGCGATCGTTTTCTGGTGGTATCAAAGGTGTAAATAATACGCGAATTAACACCGTTATATTGTCATTTGAGTTGAAATTTCAGCGTTTTTAGCGTATAATGATAGCAACAGTACCGTTATGGATTTTCAACAGAAAGTTCATGGTCAGTCGAGCAGTTGCTATGGAAATAGTCGTAAAGCTGCTCGACTTTAATTTATTCAAGGCAAATCACAGGACATGAATCAACTCAAAAAACATGAATCATTCGCCAAACAGGTTCAAATCCTCAAAGATAGGGAAATGATTATAGGGGATGAAACAGGAGCTACGGCTTATCTATCCCGGCGGAATTATTATCGTCTCAACGTTTATTTCCATAAATTTCAAAGAGAAAACGCAAAAACAAAGTGTCCGACTTACGAGCGGAAAGTTTCCTTTGAAGATATTAAAGCCATTGAAGAATGTGATTCCTGTTTTCGACACTTGATTTTTCGATATATCGAAATGATTGAGTTGAAGTTAAGAACGATGATCAGTTATCGTTCTTCCGAACTGTTTGGACCGGATGTGTTCGATAATGGGAATTGTTTTGACGATCAGAACCATCTGCTTATCGGTAACGTTCAGTATTCTTTCCGAGATTTGGGTGTCAGTGTTTTTTCGCAACAGGTGAGTTTGATTTTACGCCCTTTTAGTCCAACTGTATGTCAGAAAATGCTGGCTGCATCGGCGCAAGGATTGACCGATAAAGATAAAAGAGATATTCTTCAGTTGCGAAAAAAATATCCGGTTGAGTATCATCATGTCTTAAATTACGGAAGCAAATTTCCGGCGTGGGTATTGATCGAATTTCTAAGTTTCGGGGATTTATCTAAAGTTTATCGGTACTTAAAGGAATCAATTCAAGAAGAAATCGGCAAATGTTTTAATATTTTCGGTACCAAGCTCAATTATCATCATCAACAGACAGCTAAATCGTATAATTCTCACGGAAAGCAAAAACTAAATGAGTTTTTCTTTTCATCTTGGCTTCATTGTTTGAGCACGGTACGAAATATTTGCGCACATCACGGATATTTATTCCGGCGAAAATTAGATATCGCGCCTTCGAAAAAAAATGATTATTTTACGATTTATCAGCAGTCATTTACCAGCAAAAAGAAGCTCGAAGGATATGTATTTGACGCGGTTATTTGTATTTATTCAATTCTGGCGGATGATGAACGAAAATCTTTCGTAAAGGACTTTGAAGCTTTCATAAGTTGTTTTCAACGCAGAAAAACGACAAGCTATAAAATCAAACTTTCAGATTACGGAATTCCTAACAACTGGAAGCAAATATTTCAGGCGATTGACGCGGAAATCGTTCGAGTTCATACGACGGTAGTTTGACCGCGTCAAAACAGACTAAATTGACGATCAGACCGGGAGGGTTTCCGGTCTTTTTTATTTAATTTTCAGAAATGAGGTGGAAGGATGAGTATTGAATTATCGGGGATTTTATCGGCGGTGGCGCAGGGATTACTGAATTTCCTGTTGCCGTTATTGGCTGCGTCGATCGCGGGCGCGATTTGGGCGAAGGCGGTCGAGATTTGGGCGCGGATGAAGGCGGAGCAGCCGGCGGTGACGGATATTCTGGCGCAGTCGGCAAGGATCGCGGTTATCGCGGCCGAACAGGCGGGCGCGGGGAAATTGAGCGAGGAAAAGAAGAAATACGCGATCGATTACGCCGAAAAATGGCTTAAAGCGCGGGGAATTACGCTGGATCTGGACCTGATCGCGGCGTCGATCGAAGCGGCGGTTTACAAGGAGTTCAACGCGCCGGACGCGACTTTCGCGCCAACGGCGAAGGGTTAAGGGAACGATGAACGGAAGCGGGATTTTATCCGACCTGGCGATCGGGGTTATTGCGTTGATTTTTCTGATTGTCGACGGGATCGCGATTCTTCGCGTCCGGTCGACGATTCGCCGATGTTTTTACGCCGGTCAGATGATCCCGCTGTTCTGGATTGTTTTGACGGCAACGATTTCGGTTCTCGGGAATTATCACGAGGCGTTCCTTTCGCGAGCGTTAACGCGCCGGGACTTATGCGCTTCACGGCAACGCTGGGCGATGGTTCCGATTTTAGCGGCCGGGCTGGCGGAGCGGATCGCTTATATTTCACACGAGCAGGAAGGTCCCGATAACGCAGACGCTGGCGGGAGGCGGACTGATGGACGAGCAGACGATTGATTTACTGGTCGGGATCGGCGGCATCGGCGGAATCGCGGGGTCGATTTCGGCGATTATTACGGCGATTATTTCGGCGAACCAAAAGGCGGCGGAATCGGAGCTGAAGCGGTTGGCAAAGCGGGTCGAGACGCTTGAAAAAGAGGTTTCGGAAGAACGGGAAAAGAATCAGAATCTTGAGGATCAGGTCGATACGTACATGGAGCAAAAGCGGGAATTAAAGCGGGAAATTCATGAGTTAAGGATTGAATTGGACGAGAAGGACGCGGAGATTAAGCGGCAGCGTATCGTTATCGACGAACAGCGAACGACGATCGAGAACCTGAAGCGGCGGGTAGAGGAGCTCGAAACGGCGTTATTCAAGGTTCAGGAGGAGCAGAAGAGGGCAGGGAGGCATCATGGAACGACCGATTCGTATTCCAGCTGATATTTCGCTCGGGTTCGGGGAGATTTACGGTTCAGACGTCCGCGGGAACGGCTGGAATTATTCCGGGAAACGTCACACGGGGATCGATTACGCGGTTCCAGAGGGGACAGAGGTTTTTGCGGCCGAAGCCGGGGCGGTCGATTTCGCCGGTTTCGATCGGACGGGTTACGGGAATTTAATCAAGATCGGGCACGCGGGCGGGATCGGGTCAAAATACGCGCATTTATCGAAGATTCTGGTTAAGCGATGGCAGCGGGTCGCGAAGGGCGAGCTGATCGGGATCAGCGGCGCGACGGGCAACGTTACGGGAGCGCATTTGCATTTCGAGACGACGGAAAACGGGAAAGCGGTTGATCCGAATCTGTTTTTTGATTCCGTTTCGGATCCGGCTGCGACTGCGAGCCAGTCCATGACTGCAAGTGCGGAGGCGGAATCACAAACGGGACAAGCAGGGGCTGCGACGATCGCGGTCGAATTAGCAAATATCCGGCCGGAGGCGGGCGCGGCGGGGATCGTCGGGCAGCTCCGCCAGGGAACGGAGATCACGATCGGCGCGGAACGGAAGGCTGCGCGCGGTTTGGTCTGGCGGAAGGGTACGGTATCTTTCTGGATCGCGGAAGCGGACGCGAGCGGGACGGAGATTTTCAAGAGCGCGGGGGAGTCTGACGCGCGATAAGGTCCTGACCCTCGACGGGGTCAGGATACAGCCGCAGCTCCTTATGGATGGCGCGCGGCATAAGGAGCGGGAGCTATGGGGTTATTTGAAAGGATTTTCGGGAAACCGAAGGAGGTTGAGGCTTCGGGTTATTTCCTGACGCTCAACGGATACAGCCCGGTTTTTACGTCTGCGCCGGAATCGGTTTACGAGATGGCGGTTACGCGGGCGGCGATTCACAGTTTCGCGACGTTCTGCTCAAAGCTGAAGCCGGAGGTTACGGGGTCGGCGGCGGCTCATTTGAAGAATACGCTGGCGTTCCGTCCGAATCCGTTTCAGGATACGGCAAAGTTTTTATATCGGATCGCGACGATTCTCAGCGTCCATAATACGGCGTTCATTGTCCCGATCGAGCATCCGCTCACGGGGCAGACGGTTGGTTTTTATCCGCTTTTACCGCAGTACGCGGAATTCGTCGACGTTCGCGGGGAGGCATTCGTCCGTTATCGGTTCGCGAACGGGCAACGGGCGGCGATCGAGCTGGATCGGGTCGGGATATTGACGGGGTATCAATATAAGGACGAGCTGATCGGGGAGAGCAACGGGGCGCTGCGTCCGACGATGCAGCTGATTCACGCGCAAAACGAAGGGATTATCAAGGGGGTCCGGAACGGGGCTTCGATTCGGTTTTTAGCGCGGGTGAACAACATGTTTAAGCCGGAGGAGATCGCGGCGGAACGGAAGCGGTTCACGGCGGAGAATTTAGGACCTGACAACGAAAGCGGGGTCCTGATTTATGACAATAAGTTCTCGGATTTGAAGCAGGTGGAAAGCAAGCCGTTTACGGTGAACGCGCTGCAAATGAAGGCGATTAACGAGAACGTTTATCAGTATTTCGGGACGAACGAGGCAATTTTACAGAACCGGTACACGGAAGACGAATGGTCGGCGTATTACGAGGCGAAGATCGAGCCGTTCGCGATCCAGCTGAGTTTGGTGATGTGCAACATGATTTTCAGCGAGCGGGAGCTCGCGCACGGGAACGCGATTTACTTCACGGCGAACCGCTTACAGTACGCAAGCAATCGGACGAAGTTAGACGTCAGCACGCAGCTTTTCGACCGCGGGATTTTGAGCCGGAACGAGATTATGGATATCTGGCAGCTTCCGCACGTGGAGGGAGGAGATAAGCGGTATATTCGGAAGGAGTATGCGGAGGTGGAGCTGCTGAATGAGAGGATCGATGCGGCAGAAGTGGGTGAATAGAAGCGGGTGAATAATTGTCATTATACGGAGGTATCGAAGATGTCGATGGTCCCACTCCCTCAAGGAGGTCGGGGACCCGACCTCTTCGATTTCAGATAAATTTTTGAAGAGAGGCAAAGGCTGACGCCTCTGCCTCTCTTCACTCTCCCACTCGGGAATGATGCGATCCCAGTGTCTTTTTGTGCAATCGGATTATTTGTCGGATGAGCATGAATGTTTTTCAGCGGAACGCAATATCACAGCTCCTTACGATAGGGTGGCAATCCACTGACTTAAATATTTTTTTTGATCTATTCACTCTTCTCAGGTAGGATAAAATATCTACAAAGGGAGAGTGTAAAAATGTTAAATACTATCCTTCAAGTCTTAGGGCTTATTGTTAGCAGTGGTATTCTTCTTGCTATCTATCGAAACTATTCAGAAATAAAAACTCAAAATAGAATAAGACTACAAGAAATCACTGAAGAAAGATTTAGGAGTATTCTTATTTTTATGGATATCATACTGCATCCTGATCATATTTTATACATCAATGATGAGGGTAGTTTTAAAAATTCTGTAGCTAAATTTCCACTGTCTGATGATAAAGAAATCAAAGATTCTTTTAGCAGTAGAGTAAAAGCAAATCTATTGAATTTATATTTATATACTGATAGTTCATTGATTCAAAAAATTGAAGATTTTCTATTGTCGCCTAATGAAGAAAAATTTATAAGTATAGCGAAAGCGATGAGAGAAATTTTATGGAAATAATCGTGCCTAAATTATAAAAAATTCGACAACACTTAAAAATCCCTTTGTTGATAAAGGGATTTTTTATTTGCAAAGAGAACTGGAGGGTTTTATGCCGATTGTGAGCAATATAGAGTATCGGTCGATGGCTGCGCCGCTTACAGCGCCGACGCCATCGGAAGGAACGGCGCGGCGGTTCGAATCGACGCATTACGTCGAAGGGGTCGCCGCGCGATTTGATCAACCGTATGAGATTTATGAGTTTGACGGAAACAAATATTATGAGCGGATCGATCCGGGCGCGCTGGAAGGAGCGGATTTGAGCGACGTGATCCTGCTTTTCGATCATCGCGGGAAACCGTTCGCGCGGCGGTCGAACGGGACGCTGGATATCGCGGTCGATTCGGAAGCGTTACGGGTTTACGCGGATTTATCGCGCACGGAAGCGGCGCGCGAGCTGTACAGCGAGATCGGGGCCGGGTTGATTACGGCGATGAGCTGGGGGTTTACGATCCGGGAACATTCTTACGACAAGGTTTCACGGACGTTTACGATCCGGAAGATTAAGAAGGTTTACGACGTTTCGGCGGTTACGTTTCCGGCGAATCCGGAAACGAGTATCAGCGCGCGTTCTCTTCTCGACGGAGTGATCGAGGCGGAGAGGCGGTCCCGGCGTCACGATGACGCCAGGACGTCGCCGGGCGGTATTGAGAACCTACCGGCGACGGAGGTTTTAGCGCGCAGACGACAACTTATCAAACTAAAGTCTATTATCGGAGGAATTTAATGAACAGACAGGAAATTGAAGCGAGGTTAGCCGAGATTCGGCAGGATATTGAAACGCGCGGCGAGGCGATCGCGGTTGACGAGCTGGAGCGGTACGAAACGGAGATCGCGACGCTGACGGCGGAGCGGTCCCGTATTCAGGAGGAGACGGAACGGCGATCGGGGCTGCTCGGCCGGATCGCGGAGGGAACGGAAGGGACGACGATCCGCAGCGCGGTTCAGGTTTCACCGGAGGTTTCCGGCAGCGGGGGCAACGAAGCGCAGGGTTCGGCAGGGTCTCTCTACGAGGGGCGAAATGCGGGGACGGGATCGATTGAGTATCGGAACGCGTTCATGCGCTACGTTCAGACGGGGATCCGGGGAGAGGTTCTCCGTTCGAACGAGTTTACGAGTATCGCGGAAGCGGCGGCGCTGATTCCGGCGACGATCGTCGAGGAGGTTATCCGGAAGTTAGGACGGTACGGGACGCTTTTCAGCCGGGTCCGGAAGTTCAACGTTCAGGGCGGATTAAACGTTCCGATTCTCGATCTGGCTCCGGAGGCGAGCTGGATCGACGACACGACGCCGTCGGAAGATAAGCAGTTCAAGGCGGACAAGTCGGTTTCGTTTATGTATCACGGGCTGGAATGCAAGGTTGCGCAGTCGCTGCTTACGTCGATCGTTTCGCTGAACTTTTTCGAGGCTGCGCTGACGGACCTGATCGCCGAGGCGATGATGCGCAAGATGGATCAGGGGATTATCAACGGGACGGGAACGGGTCAGTTTACGGGTATCACGGTCGACGCGCGGGTCCCGGCGGACAATAAGGTGACGCTGACGGCGGCGGAGTTCGGAAAGTGGACAGCCTGGAAGAAGGCGATCAGCAAGCTCGGAATCCGTTATAAGGCGGGCGCGAGCTGGATCATGAGCGAAAGCACGTTTGACGCGTATATCGACGGGATGACGGACGCGCAGGGTCAGCCGATCGCGCGGGTCAATTACAACATCACAGAAGGGAATCCGTACCGTTTCGCAGGCAAGGAGGTCATCACGGTCGAAGATGACGTTATCGCGCCTTACGATACGGCGCAGACGGGCGACGTGGTGGCGATTCTCAGCAATCTTCGGAATTTCGGGGTGAATTCCAACTTGAACATGTCGATGTACAAATGGACGAACCACGAGACGAACAAGGTCTATAACAAGGCTTTGATGGTTGCGGACGGGAAGCTGCTGGATCCGAATGGGGTTGTGATTATCAAGAAGGGGGCGTAAAAGATAAGTCCGTGAGGGACTGAGGGTCAACGACCTCCCGCGCATCAATATGCGCGGGACTTGCCTCGGCGTCTCGGAAGACGCGAGGCGGCGCTCATCTCCCTGAGACCCTCAATTTCCCAAAGGTTTCGGTTATCGGAAGGTTCTGGCAAGGAGAAGCGGCATGAAGTTATTTGATGAGGTTAAGGCTGCGCTCCGGGTATCGACGGAGGACGCGGGGATCACGGGGGAGATTCGGGATCTTATCGGCGGGGCGAAGCGCGAGCTGCGCCGGCTGGGGGTTCAATCTAAGGAGATTTCAGCGGATTCGGAGGTACTTCAGGACGAGATTCTTAAACGGGCGGTTATTCTTTACGCGAAAGCTCATTTCGGTTTCAGCGAGGATCAGGAGAAGTATCTTGAGATTTACGAGAAGCTAAAAGGGTATATCGCGATTTCGTACGCCGACGGAGGCGGGTAGAGATGGAAGGGTACGGGGACGAGGTTCTGACGCTGATTCAGGCGAGGACGATTACGAACGAGTTCGGGTATCCGACGACGATTCAGGAGCAGCGACGAGGGGTTTACGCGCAGCTGCGTTCGGCCGGACGGTCCGAGTTTTATCAGGCGCGAGCGGCCGGGGTTGAGATCGAGATGATCGCGATAATCCGGGCGGAGGATTACGCGATGGAACGGGAGGCGGAGTTATACGGGAGACGGTATTCGATTCTCCGGGTGTACCGCAAGGATCGGGGTTTCGTTGAGCTGACACTGAACGATCGCGGGAAGGTTTCGCACCGGAAGCGTTAGCAGCAGGATTCGGGCCGTCGGGAGGAAAGGCATTTATGTATGACGCAGAGGAATTGATAGCGAGGGCGCTTCGCTCAACCGGGATCCCGGTTGAACGGGGCGTTTACCGGATTCCGGAGACGGGGAAGACCGAGGTTTATCTGGTCTACTGGCTGCTTCACGAGGCGGCGGAGGTTTACGCGGACGGGGGTTCGCTGGGGCGGTATTACGAGTTCGGGGTTGATGTCGTTTCAAAGGGGGACGCGCGTCCGACGGTTGAGCGGGTTTTCTCGGCGCTGGCGGGAGCGGGGTTCTACAATGTCCGAATTGTTTCGGAGGCGTACGACGAGGAGCTGGGGAATTATCATGTTGTCATTGAGGGAAGTTATACGGAGGTATGAGGGAATGGATTATGGATAACGGGGATGATCTGGGGACGTCGATTTCTTCGTATTTATCCGAAATTCAGCGGAGTCTCAAGGCGGCGGTTGAGGCCGGGCTGAACGAGGCGGCGGAGCTCACGATTCGAGAGCTGGAGGGGGCAAGTCCGAAGGCTTCGGGAAGGTACGCGCGCAGCTGGATTAAGGCGAAGGCAAAAGACGGCGGGGATTATACGGGGGTCCGATTTATCCGGAATGAACGAAGGGTGGGATGGAAGGGGTCGGAGATTCCGCTGGTCGTTATTTTAGAGAATACGAGCCGAAAGCGGCCACATATCGCCCGCGCCTGGGGACGGGTCCGAGGGCGGGTTCGCGCCGCGATTGAGTCGGCGGTTGAGAAGGCGCTGAAATAATACCTGACGCCTTTGCGTCAGGCACTGCGAGGAAAGATGGCAAAGCAGAATAAGGTTTTATGGGGGTCGGCGAAGATGGGCTGGGCTCCGATTACGGCGGGGCCGGACGGGAAGGATACGTACGGCGCGATTAAGATGTTCGAGGGGACGCGACAGATTAACTGGACGGCGTCGGGAAATCAGACGCAGGTTTACGCTGACGGGACGGTTATTTTCGTCGGGAACCAGAACAGCGGGTATATGGGGACGCTGGAGTTTACGATTTTAGACGAGGCGTTCGCGCAGTACGCGCTGGGGGAGAAGGCTTCGGATAAGAAGGTTATTTACGAGGAAAACGAGGCGAATCCGGGGCGGTTTGTTCTGGTCTGGGAATGGGTTCAGGACGCGAAGAACGCGCGGCATGTGATGTACAACTGCACGGCGAACCGACCGGACGTCAGCGCGACGACGGCGGGGGACGGCGGGTCGAAGACGCCGCAGTATCGGACGCTGAACGTTACGGCGATTCCGCGCGCCGACGGGGTGGTTAAGGCGCGGACGTACGAGGAGACGGACGATACGGTTTATGACGGCTGGTTCACGGCGGTTCACGATCCGAAGGCGGCTTAGATTTGGATGAGCGGAGGGCTGAGGGCTGCTCAGCTCTCCGAAAGGGAACAGGAGATCAGGGATGGAACGGGTTTTTGAGATTCAGTGCGACGGGAGAAGCGAAAAGGTTCGCGTCCGGTTAACGTTGGGGGCAGCGCGGATTTACAGGGCGGAGTTCGGGCGAGACCTCATCGAGGATTTAGCGACGCTTTACGACAGGATCGTAAACAGGGACAGTTTATTGATTTTAGAGGTAGTTAAGGGAAAGGACGTTGATCTTAAAGACGAAAAGGCTTTGTACGAGGCTTTTTTGGAGAGCGTCGACATTGAAGAGCTTACAAAGAAGAAGGTCCTCGGGTATGAAGATATCGAGCAGGCTGAACGGTTGATCTGGGCGTTCGCTAAGAACGCGGATTCGACGATACCAGGGGTTGACGGCTGGATTGAGGATCTGGACGTTGTGATTCCAATGGAACAGTTTATTCCGGCGTTGTTTCAGCTTTGGACCGGGACGTATAAGACGACGATTACGCTAAAAAACGAGTAAGCGACGGGGAGCAAAGCAGCGAGGCGCTCAATTTTTTTTATTTTCTGGAGCTGGGGCGTCACGCAGGGTTCTCCGTCGCGGAATTGGATTGTTTTACGATCGGGATGATTTTGGACGCGGTTTATTACCGGCTGAACGCGCTGGATGAGGCGAACGAAGCAGGGGCTGCGCAATCCGATTACGACGGATTTTAGGCTGCAGCGTAAACGGATTTCCTGCCACAGGTTTATAATTAAGGCACGGGAGGCGGATTATGGAAGAGCTTACTGCGATTGAGCGATATCATCAGCTAAAGAAAGAGGCCGCGGAGCGCGGTTATCCATGGCCGGAGGCGAAAGGGCCGGACCGAATTACAAGGATTATGATTGCGGTTGCGGTTATCGGGTATCTGCCTTTTATTCTGGGTTTAATCGGGCTTATCGTTTTCGGTTTTCTTTTCGTTCTTACATTCCTCGGCTTTTAAAGTAATCCTTTAAAAAAATTTTTCACTGCAGGTAACAACGACGGTCGGCTGTCGTTGTTTTTTTTTTGTTGCTGCTATCAGGGAGAGGGATACAAACTTTATGGATACTACGATAAAAATCAAAGCAGATACTTCACAGGCGACGTCATCGCTGAAATCGCTCCAGGCGGCGGCGCGCGAAATTTCGCAGAATCTCCGGCTGGTTAAGTCGGATTTAAATTTCGACGCAGGGAATATCGCAAAGCTTCAGGACGGCGCGAATCTGGCCGCGGGCAAGGTCAAGGTTCTTGACGATGAGATCAGGGTTCTTACAAAGGCTATTCAGGACAATCATAAAGCGCTTGAATCAGAAACGATCAGCAATGAGAAATATGCAGCGACACACGACGCACTCACGCGTAAGTTAGAGAAGACCAAGAGAGAACAAAGTTTAGCGACGTCTGAGTTGTCGAACTGGAAGGAGAAGCTGAACGAGGCAAAGGCTTCATCCAGCGCTTTCAGCACGGCGATGAGCGCGAATCGCGAACGGCTGGAACAGATTCGAACGAGCTCAAAAAACTTAGCGGAGGGTGTCAAATTAGCAAAAGAGGCCTTGAAGTTCTCGGGGACGGATGGGGCGGAAAGGCTGACTCAGTATAAGGAGGTCATGAACGCGCTCGAAAAACAGGCGGAAAATACAAAGGACGAGATCGAAGCGCTCGAAAAAGAGATCAAGGAAAACCGCAGAGGCTTCGAGAACGGGGCAAAGCCAATATCGGACTACGAAAAGGAGCATCAAAGACTCAACGAAGAACTCGACATCGCAAAGCAAAAGCACAACACGATTCAGGCTGAAATCCGGCAAACCGGCGAGGCCGCAGGCGACTCAGGGAACAAGATTAAAGGGTTTTGGGAATCGATTAAAACGGGGGTCGCGACCCGACTTGTCAGCGATGGGATTAAGGCAGCTTTTCATGGGATTGGCCGCGCCATAGCGAGCGCGAAAGAATACAGCGCGGAAGCTATTTCGATGGCGTCGAGTTATGAGGACGCGGTTGGTTACAGTTTACAGGTTTTCGGCGATTTCGAGGGGGACGTCGAGTATTTCGTTGAGAAGAATACGCTGGCGCTGCGGATGAATAAGCTGGAGATGCGCGAGGCGATTAATACTTACGGCGGGATGTTCCGTGCGTTAAACATGAATAAGGAGGAAGCTTACGATTTTTCCACGTCGTTAGTACAGCTGGCGGCGGACATGAGCGCGGCGACAGGGATCCCGGTTGCGCAGGTGCTGGAGAATTTACAGTCGGTAATGACGGGCGGCGCGCAGGCAGGGTATAAATACGGGCTGGTCATAAAAGATACTGCCGTGAAGCTGAAGGCTTTGCAGATGGGGCTGGTTCAGACGGAAGTCGATATGACAGACGTGAACGCGGCCTCCTTGAAGTTAGAAAAAGCGCAGAAGAATTTAGCAACGGCGTTAGCGAAGCACGGAGAAGAGTCGTTCGAATACCGAAACGCGCTTCAGAAGGTCGCGGAGGCCGAGGAGGCGGTCGAAAAGACGTTAGAAGGGAAAGAGATTGCGCTGGACGAGGCGGCAAAGGCGCAGGCACGGTACGCGTTGGTCATGGAGCAGTCGAAGACGATGCACGGGCAGGCGGAGCGGGAGTCGGGCAATTACAATTCTCAGCTGGCGCTGATGCGCACGAATTTTGACAATTTGAAGATTTCTATCGGCGAAAAGCTTTTACCGGTTGCGAATTCGCTTTTGACGGCGTTTAATGATTTTACGCAAAATGAATCGGGGAAGGCGTTCTTCGACAGCGTTGTCGAGTCTGTCGGCGGGATCGCGGAGAAGACGGCAGGATGGGTTCTTTCAGGAGATGCGAAAGCGTTTGCGGACGAATGGATTCCAAAGATTGTCGGATTCGCCGAGGGGCTTGTTGAAAAGGCGCCCGGGGCGGTAGAGGCGCTGGGGTCGATTGGCTCCGCGATCAGCGCGGTAGCGGACGCGTACGGATGGCTCAAGGAGAGCGCGGACGCGACGATAGCATTCATTGAAGTTAAGGACGAGATTCAAAGTTTCGCGGATAAGATTCAGACGAGTTTTTGGGACGCCAAAGGTTATATTGAGGATTACGCCGAAACGAACGGGTTAAAGCTTTCAGAGGTTTATGAAAACTGGGGGTATTACGAGCCGCGGATCATACTGTACATGAATTCGGTGGTGACGCATGGAAAAGGGCTGGCGGATGGAGTGAAGACGAGCATGTCGGACAGCGAGACGGCGCTGACGGCGGGTGCGACGGCGATTGACTCCAGGATGAGCGAGATTGAGACGAGCGTTTCGGACGCGAAGGATTCGGTTTCGGAGTCGGCTTCGGGGATCGCGAGCGGTCTCCAGACAGGCATTAATGAGGCGGCGAACGTGGATACGTCCAGGCTGGAGAATAGGGTTAATTGGATCACCGGACTTTTCGAGACGATGAAATCGGCGTGGCGCGGAGTTTTCAGCGCGCTTAACGCGAACGGGGCCGGCGCGAACGGCGGATATACGCCGGGAACGTTTTATATGGGGATGGCGTCCGGCGGCAACGTTAAAGCGGGGGTTCCGTACATTGTCGGGGAGCGGGGACAGGAGTTATTTATTCCGCGGATCGACGGACGGATTTTGAACCATCAGCAGACGCAGCAGGTTCTGAATCAGTCGAGTACGGATAACAGCCGGAACTTCGGCGATATTCATATTCACGTGCATGGAGGGAATAGCAGTATTGAAATGGCGGAGGATATCGCATGGGAGCTGAAGCGGAAGATGCGCTATGCCGGGGTGTAAAATATGGAATTCAATTATCTGAATAAGAGTTCGTTCCTTTTTAATGGGACGGACATGTACCAGCGATTCGGGATCCAGCTGACGGAGGAACCGCAGGACGTTTTCCAGCCGGGGCTCCGGCCACGAAAGACGACGATCCCGAATCGATCGGGGGCGTACGATTTCGGAGCGCGATTTTACGACGAACGGGCTCTGACGCTGAGCTGCGTCACGACGCGGATCATCGAGCGGGCAGGGGTCCGGGAGATTTCGTATCTTCTCAGCAAGAAGGGGACGATCCGAATCTGGAACGAGCCGGGGAAGTATTACGTCGGGCGACTTTACGACGCGATCGAATTGGAGCAGCTCCGGCGGGTCGGGAACCGGTTCGCGTTGGTATTCAGCTGCGAACCGTTCGCGTATGGAGAGACGATTCAACGGAATTTTCAGGGGCTTTACGCGCCGAACTACACGGGGACGGCGGCGACGCCGACGCGGATCGAGATCACGAATACAGGGGTCCGGGACGCGGTGGGGATACGGATTATGCAGATCGATAAAAAGGTTGCGTAGCTATTTGCACCTGACGCCTCTGCGTCAGGCACTGCGCCACGGGGACTTGTGGTCCCAGTGGCTTGATGTATGCGACCCCGCGATCGATGTCGCAGGGCGAGATCGCGAATCAGCGGTTTATGGATCAGGATATATGGGATGAAGGAGGACTAGGAAGATGTATGCGACTGATTATTTTGAAAGGCTGACGCTTAATTTACTGCGCGGGCAGTCGGCTACAGCGCCGGTCCGGGTTTATATTGGTTTGTTTTTGAATAATCCGGGCGACGAAGGCGGCGGGACGGAGGCCGGTTATTCGGGCTACGCGCGGCAGGAGATTGTTTTCAGCGCGCCGCAGGCGTCGGGTGCGGGGCTGTCGATTCAAAACAGCGCGGTGATTACGTTCGCGGAAGCTTCGAACGCGGTCGGGAATATTACGCATGTGGCGGTTTTCGACAGTTTGTCGGGCGGGAATATGTATTTATACGGGCAGCTCGGTACGCCGCTCAACGTTACGGCAGGGATCGCGCCGGTTATCCGGGCGGGGACGACGAGATGGATCTGGTCCGGGAAGTTATCGAACGTCTGGCGGACGCGGATCATGAATCTCCTGCGCGGGCAGTCCTGTTCAGGGTTCACACCGTTTCTGGCACTTTGCAACGGATCGCCGGAGGACGGTGGAAACGAGTTTTCCGGGAACGGGTACGCGCGGATCGGGTTCAGTTTTACGTCTCCGACGGGAGAAGCGACGGGGGTTACGACGGTTCAGAACGCGGCGGATATTGTATCGGAGGAGGCGACGGGAAACTGGGGGCAGCTGACGCATATCGCGATTTACGACGCGGCAACCAACGGGCAGCCGTTCGCGATCAGCGAGCTCGGGAGCAGCGCGCCGATTTTCAGCGGGAGCGTCGTCGCGTTCCGGGCCGGAAAGCTGAAATTCAGCGTGAATTAGGAAAAAACGGAGCGACCAGATGAATCAGACGCGGTTTAATCTGAACCGATTCAATCAGGGCAGCGGCGAGTCTCTTATCGTTCTGGCGCTGCGTCTGAACGAGACGGTCGGAGGGCTTTTTCAGGTTTCCGATATTACGAATCACGCGTTAACGTTTTACGAGCTGGTTTCCGCCGAAACGCAGGGGTTCGCAGGAAGATTGTATTCCGGTTTTTTCAGCGAGGAGATCGGCGCAGCGGCGGAGATCACGGGGATTAAAGCGCCGCGGGAGCTGGCGGCGGAGCTGAAAGAGGAGATCGAAGCGCGGGTTTCTATCAGCGAGGTCCGGAATCTGGACAGAGAGATGACAGAGGGGATCGAGGCCGCGGTCACGCTGGTCCAGATTCGATACACGTCGATCTTCTTCACGGAAATCGTCACAGCGGCCGTAGCGGCCGGGGAGATCGTAAGCCGCGGCCTGGATTTTTACGAGGTGATCAGCGCGGTCGTAGAGGCGGAGGCGAACGAGGAAAGGGTTTTGGCGCTGAAGCTTACGCTGCGTCCGGGGGATAAGCTGGTTATTGACAGCGAGAATTATGTTGTCCTGATGGTTCCAAAAAATGGGGGCGAGGTCAACGTGATCCATACGCATTCGGGGGACTGGATCGATGCGTTGAGTCGAGAGACGAGGTCTTTACAGGTTGAGAGCGGGACGACGCGGGACCTTTCGGCGTCGATTTTATACACGGAGCGGTTTTTATGACGATGATTAACGTGTATGATCTGGACTTGAAAAAGACGGCGGTTCTTCAGAACGCGATGAATATTGTCGAGACGCAGGAGCTGAACGCGGTGTACTCGCTGGAGTTCGAGCTACCGGCGGATGACGATAAAGCGAGGTACTGTCAGGCTTATCACTACGTCCGGTATGGCGAGGAGGGGCAGCTTTATCGGCTGATCGGATCGGGGCTGGTTCGGAATACGATCGGGGTCCGTCGTTATCGCTGCGAGCATGTTATCGCGACGCTGGTCGACGACGTTTTATTCGGGTCGTTTGTGGTCGGGAACGTCGGAATGCCTACGGCGGCGACGATCCGCTGGATTCTGGAGCGGCAGACGGTTCAGCGATGGGTTTTAGGGCGCTGCGACTTTGATCAGCAGCTGGAATACGGCTGGGAGCATGAAAATTTACTGACGGCGCTGTATTCGGTTCCGAAAAGTTTCGTCGCGCTCTATCGGTTCGATTTCAACACGCGGGTCTATCCCTGGCGGCTGGAGCTTCGCCGGATCGACGAAGCGGGCAGGGCGCAGTATTATCTTCGGGCAGAGAAGAACTTGCTGGAATCGGACGAGGAGCAGAATTCGTTAGAGGTCTGCACCCGGTTATATGGGCTCGGATACGGCGAAGGGGTGAATCAGCTGACGATCAGCGCGGTTAACGGCGGGAAGCCTTACCTGGAATCGAGTCCATCAGCGATCGCAAAATATGGGCTGATCAACCGGATTTACGTTGACCGCAGCTTTGAAAACGCGGAGATGCTGAAGGCGAGGATGACCGCGCTCCTGAAAGAGATGGAGCGGCCGCAGTTCAGCCGATCGTTCCGGGTCACGGATTTATACGAGCTGACGCGGGATCCTTTAGACCGGGCGGAGGTCGGGCAGGTCGCGGCGCTGACGGCAGACGGGACGCGGGCGATCGTTACGAAGACGAAGCGGGTTCTGGACGAGGCGGGAAGCTTAGAGATCGAGCTATCGACGAAGGCGACGGATATCGCGTCGTCGATAGCGGATTTAGCGAACCGGCAGCGGATCGAATCGACGTACGCGCAGGGAAGCACGCAGCTGTACGCGCAGAGTATCAGCGAGAACGCAACGCACGAGAAGGGGGCGCGGCTATCGTTCTATCTTCCGGGTGAGATGCGCTACGTGAATAAGATTACGGCGAAGATCGAGCTGAAGCGGTTCCGTGCGTTCAACCGGCAGACGAAGGGCGGCGGGAAGAGCGTCCGGACGAGCAGCGCGGGGGGCGGGTCGGTCACAACGAGCAGCGCAAGCGGGTCGGGGAGTTTTAACAGCGAGGAGAACGTTGAAATTTACACGACGAGCTCGCCAAGCCAGAATTTTACGCACGGCGTCTTGATCGACGAGGACGAAACGGGCGATTCGGGGACGCTGTCGATGAGCGGGGCGGCGGCGCTGAGTTCGTCGCCGCGGGACACGAGCCAGGCGACGGCTTATCCGGGTCAGCAGCATAAGCACCGGATCGATCTTCAGCATTATCACCATCTGGCGGTGTCGGGCGCGAATCACCGGCACAGCGTGCTTCGGGCGCTGAGCAAGCATGAGCATAACATGCATCATACGCACCAGGTGGCGATTCCGCCGCATAAGCATTTGACGTTTATCAGCGCGCACACGCACAAGGTTCAGGTTCCGGAGCATACGCACAAGGTCGAGCTTCCGGAGCATAAACATGAGATCGAGCAGGGGATTTTTGAGTACGGATCGCCGCAGAGGGCGGAGGTCTGGATCGAGGGGACAAAACGGCTGGATATCGGGAAATCGGGGGAGTTCGACCTGACGCCGCACATTTTGAACAGCAGTGGGAAGATCCCGCGAGGGCGCTGGATCGACGTCGAGGTCCGGCCGAACGATTTAGCGTATATCCGCATTCATCTTTTCGTTCAGGGGTTCATTCAGAGCCGGGGCGGCGGGAATTATTGACATATGACGGAGGTTTCAACATGGCACGGGGACGGGCAGGCGCAAGCGGGGCTCCTTCGCCTCAGGGCAGGGGGATGGAGACGATGTACAAGGGGATCAGCAACAGTCCGCAGACGGTTTTAGCGGAATCGATTACCGCCGAGGCGGCGGCGATTCCGGTCGAGAATATTAACGTGTTCCCGGAGGCGCCGAATCTGGCGACAATCGGGAGCGGCGATTCGGCCGAGGTGATCCGCTATAACGGGATCGAGGGATCGCGGCTGACGAGCTGCGAGCGGGGGTTCGGCGGGACGACGGCGAATTTCCGGGAGGCGGGGACGCAGGTTTACCGCGCGTATACGGTTTACGATCACGATACGTTTAAGGCGAATATCGAGCGGCTGTCGCGCGATAAGCTGGACGCAACGCCGCACGGGGCGGCGCATCAGGCGGACGGAAGCGATCCGGTTACGATCACGACACAGCAGATCAGCGACTTTCCGACGGCGATGACGCCGACGGGGCATGGGGAAACGCACGGCCCGGCCGGTTCCGATCCGATCCGGATCGACGTCAGCCAGATCGACGGTATGCCGTCTGAATTTAATCCGTCTCCGCATGGTTCTACGCACGCGAAGGACGGAAGCGATCCGATTACGATTGAGAAAAGCCAGATCAGCGATTTTCCGGCGGCGATGATACCGACGGGGCACGCGGCCAGTCACGGGGCAACCGGAAGCGACGCGCTGACGCTGACGAAGGCGCAGATCAGCGATTTCCCAGCTACAATGCCGCCGGCGGCGCATACGCATCCGAAGGCAGAGATTACCGACTTTCCGACGGCGATGACGCCGACGGGGCACAAGAATACGCATAAAATTGGCGGGAGCGACGCGCTGACGCCCGCGGATATTGGGGCGATGGTCGAGCGGCCAAATGCTATTGAGATGGGAGGCTGGACAGGAGGCGGCGGAATTATTGATTTCCACTTCAATAATGATACGACGGCGGATTTCACGTCAAGAATTGGCGAATTTACCAGAGGAATAATCACCATTGTGAACGACCTGTTTGTTATTGGCCGAATTTTTATGAACAATGGCCAGTTGGTTCAAAACGGCGGGTTTACGAATTATGGCGCGACGCTGCAACCGGGGGCGAGCTGGAACGCGACGACGCGGCAACAGACGGTGAACGTTCCGGGGTCGGCGAACAGCGCGAACCTGCTGACGGGACCGGATATCGGTACGGCGAATAGTTATGAGGAGTGGTGCAACTGCGGGGTGCGCTGCGTGGCGAGATCGGGTAATACGCTGACGTTTCAGTGCGAGGCGATTCCGTCGGTGGCGATCAGGGTGAGTATTTTAGGGGGATAAAGATGGCGATTTTTAATATGGCGCAGGGGAAGGTACCGATGACGTATCGGGGGACGAAGACAAAATTACTCGCGCATTTTGATAACGCTGCAAATCTTGCCGAGACCGCGGTTTATATGAATTCGGGCGGGGCGGCGAATGCATATTTGCAGAGTCCCGATTCTGAACCAGCCGGAAAATTCGGTTCAGGGTGCTCTGCTTTGCTCGGGACTTTCGATAACCTGGTTCCGACAGGAACATCGCCTTTTACGATTGAATTCTGGATCAGACCTTTTTCCGGCGGGACTACTTACGCCGGATTTGGGGAGCCTTCAACTTCCGGCGAGGAACAGATTATTCACGTAAATACGTCGAGTATCACATTACTGCGGAATATTGTTAATGCGTATGCGGGAATATCGCCAAATCTACCCACAATGATTTATTCTCATATCGCGGTTGTTGGGAATGGAGCCGTGAACGGATCCCGAGCCGTTTCAGGGTTCGTAAACGGGGTTAAGCTGGTGACGAAACAATATGACTACAATTTTACGAATAAAAAATTCTTTGTTAAGGATGACAGAAGGTTTTATATCGACGAGCTCCGCGTATCGAATGTGGCGCGCTATGCGGCGAATTTTACGCCGCCGGCTGCGCCGTTCGCGCCGGATTAA